AGACCATTGGGATTAACGAAAACCCCCCTTGAGGTGGATAGGGGGGAAAACCCAGGACGACAGATACTATCGCCCATACGGTGGCTATGCAAGGCAGGTGCGTCATCGTCTACCTGAGGCCTTGAGGCCCGCATACCTGTTGTCCACGTCCTTAGAATCTGTTTAGGTGCAAGCCGTTTTCTTCATAGACACTAGTCCACCAAACCTTCTCGAGCGGAGAGAGCAGACTGCCGTCACTGTTCAACACTACAGAGTACTCCGGTATATAGTCCGGCGAAGTCTCAGCCAGTGCTGGATTGCGTTTAACAAGTTTTTTAAGTTTGTCACGCACTTCTACCGGGTTCACCGCTCCTAGCCTCCTGAGCATCGAAACCAGGCGACAATACAACTCCCTGTTCGCACCGACATCCCACACCGCAGACAGCAAGCCCGCTTTAAAGTCAGACTGCCTACGGCGAGAACTGCCGTGAAAGATCTTGGCTAGCACTCGTTCAGATTGGCGGAAGGTCCTTACATTCCAGGTGTTAAATGTTTTATCGAGAATAAACTGCTTTCTGAGAAATTCCACACTCTTCTTGCCCGGTCCACCAAAAACGGTCTCAACTGTTGAATTTGTTGTTGTGCCGAAGACTTCATCCATGAGGGCATCAAACACAGTACTGCCATAAGCAAATCCAATGAAATCATCACCCATCACGAAATAGGCCCTCAGCATATCTAGCTGAAGCTCACTCAACCGTTCGCCAAAACCCGCGACATGTCCAACCGCACGACACCATCTACACGTACATCCCAGCGTGCCAGCACCACCGTGTTCTTGGAAATAATCACACACCCATCTGGCCATGAGCCAGTGGCGTTCCGTGTTCCCATGAGCTGTTAAATAGGAGCCACTAGGGACTCTCCAAGGGGCAAAGTAGACTAGATCACCATCTATCTGGACCGGCGGATTGATGTAGTCAGCTAGGCAACGCGCCAACAATAACTCGTCACCTGCATCAACGCCGTCCAGCTCCAACAGGATGCCCAAAAGGTAAGCCAGTCCATCTGTTTCATTGGTCGAACTCTCCCACGCACTCTTATCACTTTCACTCATAGGCTGCTGTTCTAACCAACCAAGAAACTCGTTCCAACCCCCCTTCGGGAAATGCTTAGTCCAGATCTTGAACCAGGACATAAACATCATCCGGAAGCTACCTTTAACCGAGGATAACCCTATGGCCCTTCCACGGGGCACTCTCCTTTCATCGCTCGCCAACCCAGCAAAGAAGTGGCGCATCACTAGGACATCTGCCTGCGACTCGATCATTATGGTTCTAACCTTTTTGCCAACTTTGATCACTTCTGGTTTTGAGACTGGCTTAAAGGGGAGGCATCCGGGAATGCCGCCCCAAGCCCTGGCTGCCACATTGACAGCGACCGCTGAGTTGTGCATCTCCCTCTTGGACCCACTACAGCTCCCATAGATGGAGTTGAGAGGGAGCAAGCCGCAAGAAGTGGATGGCTGCACTTGACCCAGTTCAGCCGTTGGTGTCAACCTCTCTGGCCTCCTGGGTTCAGGAAGCTCCAAGGACACGACAACGAACAGATGCCAAAACGTCTCGAAGTCAAATTCTTTATTTTGTTTCTCCAGTAACACAGTAAACCCCTTGGCCATAAGCTGTAAGTCTTCGACCTGGGAACTGTGCACATAACCTTCTACTTCCGACTCCGAGATTTCCTCCCTGACTATTCTGTCCACTACCGGATCCACGGGAAAGGATCTACTCAAGGGCTGCGGCCTGCTGTGCCTGAAGCCACCGAGGCTTACCATACTGGCCCCCACAGATACCAAATTGGCCTTTATGGCTGCAGTTAGTGGTGTAGTCATCTCTGACGACACCACCCTCTGCCGTTGGAATACAGTTATGGACTGCGAGGCGTATTGCTCATAAACTTTCTCAGACAACGCCCAGTGACACGCGTGAGCACGCGCGTAGACGAGGTTTTTGAACACCTTCTCTACTACGTATTTCTTGCCGCTTCTCCTAAATCGGAAACCTGAAGCCTCCAATTCTTTGACCACGTCAACGTTTCTCTTGCCGCACTGATACAAATAAGTCGAGAGTCTCCGACTCCGGGCAGGACGCATTCAGTGGATGGCGTGACCCCCCAC